CTGGGTTCCAGATTGATTCCATAGCGTAGCAGTGTCTGGTTGGCTGCGATCACCATGGCAATAGCCAAGGGATCAAACACAAACACCAGCATCAGAATGAACAAGCGTACTGCTCTGTCCAGTTGATTCTCTGCTGTGTCGCCGTATATAAGTTCAGCAACATATTTGATGGGTCCCACTTTGAGTTCTGTTTGTATCTCTGCTTGGCGTAGTGGGATCAATTGTGATTGAAATGCCAAGATATTGTCTGTGGCTTCGTTGATGACCGCACTTAGTTGCGCACGTTCATCTTTCTGGCTTTCGCGTACTGCTAATGCACCGTCAGGGCCACGTATGCGGTCATATTCTTGCAGGATACTCACCGCTTGATCCAGTTGCGCTACCACATTTTCAGCATCATCAATGCTGCGCTGCTCGCGATCTATCTGCTGCTGTATGGTGGCGATCTTGAGACTGTTGTTGCCAACCTCTGCTGCCTGGTCCAGGTGTGCTTTACTCAAGTAGCCAAAAATGCCCATGCTGGTAATCAGCATTAACACAATTACAGCTATGGTCAGATAGGTTTTCATGAACCATTTGGTGTCGTCCCAGTAGCGATACAACCAGCTGGCTGTGACCAACTTGCCCACTTCCAGTGCACCAGCCATGATGGCAATGCTCAACGCGCTGGCACTGAATATGGCCATGAGTCCAGCAATGCTGAACCAGGCGGCGACCCCTGCTATGGTCAGGGCGGTAAATAGGGTAAGTAATCCGAATAACATACAGATATTTATCCGAATGAAGCGAATAGAAAAATTATGTCTGCCTGGATGCCGCCAGAGTGACCCCGGGCTAGTGGACTTGTTCTGGGGAGTTGTGCCTGAATCCTACCTGAGTTTTCATCATCAACACACGGCCAGAGTATTTGGCAATCTTTTACCACGCCTGAGACAAAACGATATCGCCCTGGGTGAGCTGTATGGCCGCCAAGGTGTCTATCTGGATCAGTTACTGACACAAGAACCCATACCTGACATGATTGTGGAAATCCCATGTGGCTGCGTAGGGCAAATATCCCGACCCAAAATGCGAGCTTTGCTACGTGACTACACAGTAATCGTGCACGATTTCATGGAGGGAGGATGGGCACTAGATAATGCTAATGTTCCAGCTGGGTGTGTAACTGCTACTGGTAGCTTGGTTGGACACCACATAAACATGCCGATATTCGCTCTGAGTGTGCATGCCAACCATGTGGCTCTGGGCAATCTGGATCTTCCTCACTGCCATGCAAACCAAACACGCAAAATGGCATTGGCATTAGCTCGCAAGCCACGATTAAATCGTCTGGACTTCTTGCATGAGTTAGACACACAGGGTCTACTGGACCAGGTAGACTGGAGTTTGGTGCTCAATCGCCATGAGCCTGGCGAGTTGGGAGACTTTAAACTGAGTCCCAATGTAAGCACCACGCGGTGGCACGAACAAATGAATCATGATTTTGTAAAAAATCATGGTGACAAATTGCCACGCACCTTGGACAACATCTCCAGATTGAGTGAGTGCATGTATCTTCCAGAACAATTCCGAAACAAATATAACTGGTACGTGAGCATGGAAACCTATGATGAATATGTGCTTCCCACAGAAAAGACATTTAAGGGTTTCCTGTCAGGAGCTGATGTAGTCACTATTGCCCCACCTGGATTCAACCAGGCCCTGGTAGATTTGGGTTTCAACATGGACACTAGCTATGATCATCTAGAAGGCATTGACCGCGTCCAGGCAGTGGTACAGAAAATACAAAGTCAACCTGACTGGGATCGAGTTCTCCATAATCATGCCTTGATGTGTGACACTGCTTTCCTGGAGGATTTGGTTATTCATGCTCTCAAGTGAGAGACACTATGGCTTTTAGAACCAGAGCCACAATCCAAAACACCCCAGGATCAAAACAAGTGCCATCATCCACATTCTTATGGCGCCTTCAAATCCACTGAAGAAACTCATCCGGCGTAACCTGCCATATTGCTGGGAGTCTCACGAACTTCCACTCTGCTGCAACGTATGCCCGAGTTAGGATAGTTTTCAGGCATCCAGATCTCGTTCAGATAGTCATACAGGAATTTGCTGAGTGCTTCACATCCTGTGGCTTCCACCACAACCATCTTGGCCAGGCCCAGGTTGTGCAGATTCTCAAACACTTCAAAGTGTGGATCGTCTTGTGCCACCAGCATGGTGTGATCAAAGTTTTCTTTCAGGAACTCTTTGAATGTGCGGAAGCTACCAAAGTCAGCCACCCAGTTACGACGATCCAGCGTCTCACATTCAAACTCAAAGTGGAAACTCAGAGCGTAACCGTGTAGAGCATTGCACCCTGGCACTTCGTCTCTGCTGTACACTGTGCCATCTGGTTTGCCAGATTTACGATCTGCCCGCCACTGCCTGTAACAAACAGCAAAGCCCTCAGTAGGGCCATATGTTTTTGTGCTGTAATACTTACCCATTATACTAAACCTGCTTCTTGTAGTGTTATTGTTGCAACACCATTCTGTATTAGTTTTCTGCGATTGTCAAGATGATCCTGTTCCATGAGTGCATGGGCACCTTCACGATACTTCACTGCATGGTGGTTCTGAACCATGAGATCAGTTAACTGAGTCCAACGGTCTGTTTCAGCATCGTATACCTTGAAATCTCCAATGATGCGGCCATACTTTCCGGCGTTGGGGTTGTATTCTTCACTAGTCAACACCACGCGGCTGCTCAAAGGCAACACGTTTTCCACAAACCTTCTGGCCAAGTTACCAAAATACTTTTCCGCATCATCACGACTGCGTGTCTCGGGCGCATCAATGCCCACTAGTCTCACGCGCTGATTAGCTAGCCAGGTATCGAAACCCAGATCGATATTGACATCCACAGTGTCACCGTCGACAATTCTGTTTACCACACATCTGTATTCGAACATTTTGTTACCTCAAAAATACATGGTTGTCCACCATGACTGTTTGTATATATGAGTCGCTCCACCAGGGGTTGACTTTTGTTGGGTTGTAATAGTGGGTGGCACCGCCTGTGTTGCCCTTGAGTGTGCCAGCCAACATGCTGCGGGAGATCAACACACTCATATCCCAGGCGTCTGGATTTTTGATCTCATCACTGCGTCCGTCACAGTACCAAGAAAACTGACAGCGGTTTTTGATGGGCACACGCTTGCCGTGCTCTCGCGCCCACCATTCACTGTGCTCTCCCTGGAACACCACACCACATACTGTGTTGGGGAATCGCTTGCTAGCCACCCTGTTGAGTGTCACGCTAGCCACTGCGATCATGCCTTCCAGGCTCTCGCCTCGAGCTTCATGATATATGTTGAGTGCCAGGCAATGTGCTGCCTCGGGGTCTATGTTATAGTCTTGCTCCTGAGCGGTTGCTGCTGAAGCGGCGAAAAAACTTACAAATAGTGGTACCCAACGCATCATGTGATGCTCCTGTTTAAACTAGTTGAATGTCAGTGGTCTGCTGTGTGTAGTTCTTGGCTAGTTCTTCTGCTGTTGGTGATAGTGCTACCACCGTGTTGCGGTTGACTTTGAATCTTTTTGCTTGTGAGGTCATCATGAAAGGAGCGAAGCTCATGCCCTTTTCTACGGGCACCAAGCACACTGGCTTGTCCACAGAATAATGGGTGTCGTCCTCTCCCTGGTAGCTGCCGATCAGCTCTTCACCTGAGATCAGCTTGAGACTCACGATATCATTTGTTTTGATGGGCTTTTCTAGTAACATTTTTACATCCTTTTATATATTATAGCAGCATTTAACTGCTTGTCAACACCTTTTGAGTTGATTTTGCCGCTTTTGGCTGGGGTTTTGGGGTCAGACTGTAAATAAAGGCATGGACAGCAATGCACGGTCTAACAGTTTTTGTACTTTGCCTCCCTCTCGAGTATAGGCTATATAGAGTAAGAGAACCTAGCTAGACTGTCCAGATTTTCAAGGGTCCGAGGCGCCTCGGCTTTTGTTTTATCCCAGATTATGTTTTGGGCACCAGACGCAAGCTGGTAGCGGTCTGATCTTGCTCTACAGCTAGATTGGTGAACTCAAACTCTTCTCCAGTAAGTCGTTTCCAAATCGCCCATTGCGTGAGCAGTGTGTTTCCTGCACCACGGGTACCATGTAAGTGCATGACTTTTGCGTCGTTGATCTCACAACCATTCCAGTTATTCAGAGCATTCAGCCTGGCACCATCGTCCAGAGTCTGTGGCGTGAGCCCCATGGCTTGATAGTTCATGGCAGGGTTCAACCAAGTCTGGTAGTCTCGATCCTGGGCAAACATCATTTCGTTGAAGATGATCTGCTCCGTGCCCCAAATGTTGTAGTCCCAATCTTTGGCATAACTCCAGCCAAGATCCCACAGCTCGGCTGGCATGGTGTCTGGATAGTACCTGACACCTGCGTTGAAGTAATGCTCATGCTGGATGCCATATTTGTTGTTGGCATCGGCGCCTGAAAGTGTCTTGGGGTCAGTGTAGTTGAACATGCAGAAACGTTCAGGCTTGCCGAATATTTCCAAGGGCTTGGTGATCAGTGTGTCACAATCCAGATAGAAGATGTTGTTGGGACCCTCATCCTGCCACAGATCATAAACGTTCTGGAAATTCTTGTGGAAGATTTCTTGGTAGCTGTCTACCTCATCTTCAAACACCACAATATCAAAGTCTTCCTGAATGAAAGTCTCTGCGCTGTGGATCACAATCTCCGACATGGCATTGTAGATCTCAAATGTAGCCTGGGTGCTCTGGTTTTTGTTGTATTCGATTTTGTCGTTGTCGCGTATCTTGCACACGCTGAGTGCTAGGATGTTGGCCATGGTAGTCCTTTGTGTTGTGTCATGTTAATTATATCATGCATGATATATCAGACTAGATTACTGGCTAGTGCTTGCTCGTACAACTGTTTGCTAGCCAAGTTCTTGCCTTTGGCTTCGCACTGGATGTCAAAATCATCCCAGAAGCTCAAGGCCCAATGATTGACTTTTTCGTTAGGGTAGAAGTCGCTGTGGGCTCGGAGCTTTTGCTTCTTGTAACCCAGTTCCAGCAGCTCTCCAATATCCAGCATATCGTTATGAATGTCCACACTATCAGGAAGACGCTCACAACGACTATAGCTATAATGAATAACTGGACGAGTTCCACGCCAGCTATCAAGTACCTTTTTAACACGGTCATCTTGCGGTTGAATGTATTCTTCATCTCTTATCCAATGGTGGTGAATGTCCAGTACAAGTGCAACATGGTCTGCAAGCTTCAAGCTTTCATCCAAGCCCCATTTCATTTCGTCGTTTTCAATGCTCATGGTGTTACGAGCTTCAGGGCTGAGCCTGCCCAATACTTTGATAATACCTTCAGCGCCTTGCTTGCCTGAAATGTGTACATTATTTTTCAGGTCCATGAAGGTTTTGCCGTACCCCAACCACCTGGTCATGGTGGCGTGGTACTCAAATTCCTCTATGCTGCGTTCTACTACGTCTGGGCGATCACTTGCCAGAACAACGTACTGGCCAGGATGGAAGCTGATGCGAACGTCAAGAGCACGAGCAGTCTCACCCACCTGGGAAAGACGTCTCTCACATAGATCTCGAATTCCTCTTTCTCTGTAAAAGTACCGCCAAGTAGGCTCAGTGAATACAGGCAGTATATCGCTGCCCAATCTAACCATTCGACGATTTTCTGATAAAGTTCCAACATATTCCACGAGCCTCTGTATGCTGGCAATGTTGTGCTCCACAATGTCTTGCAAGCGTTGCTCAGCTACGTCACGTGTCTGTCTGTTCAACCACGCAACCGTTGTTCCTCGAGTATTTAATGGTCGCTGGATCTCCTCCAGAAGCTTCTTGGGTTGATCCTGGTCGTGATGCATGTACTTGCAGCAAAAGCCCAGACGTTTGATATCAGGATTGAAGCTCATGGTTTTCCTTGGATCATGTTGATTGCGGATTCCGTGCTGGATTGCACGTCACGGTCTTGATGCATTTGGTCTGGCCATAACTCAGCTGGGTCCAACACTGGCTTGCTGATGCCAATCACGCACCAGCTCAGGTACTCCACCAAGTCCTCGTATGTGTCGCCTTCCACGTTGATGCCGGCGTCAGCTGTCATGCTAGTGGGATTGCCTGCTTCGTCGTAATACACTTCACGCAGACTGTAGAATTCATCACCGTTGTCATAACGGTCACGCACCACTCGAATATTCCAGGTCATGTTGGTACCTCCTGTGATATTATACTGTGGATCAACCATGCTGTCAACGATAAATACAAACACAACAATCAACATGGAACCAATCATGAGACTTAACGAATTTGAAAATTCACCTAGTAAACCTGTCCAAGAGGAAAGTGATGTCTGGTCTACCCGTGACATCATTAGTCTCTTGCATTTCATACTTCATAACGAAGAAGAATATCGCATCAATGCAGAGCATAACTGGGATTTGCCGCGGTGGTTAAAACAAATAATCGAAACATTTTGGGAAAAATATGGCACATACGGAGATCCCCGGGCGCCTCGCGGGCTTGACAAATACAACCAATTGATAATTCGATACATCGCCAAGGTTACCAAAACAACGGTCTCCATGGTCAAGGCGCACATGGATGCGTATGAAAAGGAAATGGATGCTCAGTCTACATCTGGTAATGAAAGTGTTCAGGAAAAAATGACACCACAGTGGAAGACCAAGAGCAAGAAGCCCACAGGCAAGAAGCCGCCTGCTCGAGGCAACACCAGCCCGCATCCTGCTCGTGGCAAAATGGTGGGCGAAGAGAACGAGTTGGCGGAAGGTATCAAAGACGATGCCGAAGCTATTGTACAGGAAATAACTGCGGCTGCTAACAAGATTGTAGGCAAGGATAAAAGTGGGCGTGATACATTCCGTCATTTCTATTATCCAGTGGAATATGCACCGCCTGGTAGAACTTGGACTCGTGGCGATGGTAGCAGGTACCGTGATCCTGCTAAATTAATACCAGGAAGTGAACTCAGACCCGATTATCGAAAACAACTTGAGCAAGCATTTGGCGGATCACTGATAGACTATGCCTGGAAACTAATACAAAGCAAAGGCAAGAGTATAGGCAAAGTTAGAGGCGAGATGGGTAGCAGTGATTATGCTGAAGCAGTGAAGGTCGGCAAGACCGTATTCATTCGCCGCAGCAAGAACACCATCGATGTTGTATCTCCCAGCGTGTTCCGCAACATGGACGTATGGCGTCAGAAAGATAAAAGCGTTGAAGAAGCAGATCAACCCAAGGATGGTAGTGCTCGTAGCAAGCTGAACCATTCACTGACATCACGCAAGAGTGGTGCTCATGCTGACAAGAGTAAGACACTGCCACGCAAAGCCAAGCACAAAGGTAAAATACCAGAAGGCGAATATTCAGATAAAATGGACGCACACATAGCCAAGTTGGAAGCCAAGCCTCGTCTTACAAAACAAGAGCAGATGAAACTTCAGACCATGAAAGATTATCGTGCGCAGAGAAACAAGAAATCGTCTAGCAAAGTAGAAGAAGCGCCAGTCGAAACTAATTACCGCGGCAGAGTAACAACTGGGCGTGACGCAGCGCCGCCTGCAAGAGTTACTGTTAGAAGCAGGCCCAACCCCAGACCCAAGCCCAAACCCAAGCACAAAAGCAAGAGTGTGGAAGAAGATTTAGATACCAAGAAGAACATGCGAGCTCAGATGCAACGTGACCTGGCTGACTTCATGAACAAGGGCGGCAAAGTCGACACGCTCAAGCCACAGAAGAAAAAGTATCGCCAAGGGCAAGAGTTTGCCAGCAAGCACATAGGTGGCGCCAAAGAGATCAACACTGGCACACGCAGAGGTAGCCTGGGCAAGGGACGCAACGTCAAGGGCAACAAGCCAGTGGTAAATGCCAGTGTACAAGAAAGTCCTTTGGTAACACGTACAGGCACTCATCTGAACCAAATGGTGGGCAGCATGTTTGATGAGTTCATGCAAACCAATCCAGACAACGAGCAGCTCAAAGACATATTGCGCATCATGGGCAAAAGCATGGATGTTACTGGCAATCGTGTGGTGATTGACATGCTGAAAAACATGGGTGTGGAAGAGAGCATGCGTGGCGGTGACCTGGTTGCTGACATTGAAGACAAGCTGAGCTTTATCCGTTATCTAAAGCATCAGTTTGCCCGCAGTGGTGATGATCCAGAAACACTTGATGAAATACGTCGCAAAGAACGAGAGTTGCGCAGCCAGTTGAGCGCCATGACCACAGAAGACGCTGACCCATGTTGGAAAAGCCACAAGCAAGTGGGCATGAAGAAGAAAGGTGGCAGAAGTGTGCCCAACTGTGTACCCAAATAAGCTAAATAAGGGCACCTACAAGGAGGATACATCATGGAAGCAGTAACAACATGGATTAAAGCTCGACTATCTGAGCTATCAACACTGGATGGCACAGTCATCTTGGGCATTAGCGTGGCAGCATTTGTCGCATCACCGCTCATCAAGTACATCGCAGTGGCAGGCGCGGTATACGGTGCGTGGAGAATTTTCCAAGCAGATCGTGCCTAATCGTTTTGTACAGCATCTGAGTGCTGATGTTGATTCTAACGCGCTCAAACAGGATATTGACCAACTGGTTCAAGATCATGGGCTACAAGATGCTGTGCAAATTAGCCTCACCAGCATGTCTGGTGAGGACGATTTTACTTGTACAATTGGGCGAATAGCTGAAGTAAAATACCCAGAAAGAGCATACCGTACCCCCCTCAAGTGCCTGGCAGGCACATATCTAGAAAGCATCATCAAACAATACCCAGAATACTATCGCTGGCGAGTACTCAAGTTGCCTCCGCGCACAGTGTACAGCATCCATCACGACAGCATCAACGGCTGGGAAAATCACCGCTTGCACATACCTGTGGTCACCAACCCACACGCATATCTGACCTTTTTTGAGGACATCGTGAGCCATGATCATGTGGACCATCGTGACGCAAAAATGCTTTACTTGCATCCCAATAACGTGTATAATGTCAACACCACCAGCCTGCACAGCGCAGGCAATTATGGAACCCAAGACAGAATTCACATAGTGGCCGTAAAATACCAATCTCGATAAATAGTTATCATGCGAGCAACTGACTTTTTATTTGAAGCACAACGACTCAGAGAAGCCAAAAGCCTGGGTCGTGCGTTCAATCACCTGGAAGACCTGGTGTTCTTCTATGGCACTCAAGGTGTCTCAGAGGCGCTGGATCACCTGCGTGAGGTTGCCACTGCTGAAGGCTCGCAAAGCATACGCATGAAGTGGGACGGTGCTCCACAAGTATACTGGGGGCGCGAAACCAAAGGCGGGCCATTGCTGCTCGCAGGACACAACGGATGGGGCAGAGGTGTTAAGACAGATAATCCAGCAGAGTTACAAGACTTTATCGCAAACGGTTCAGGTAATCCCCGTACGCCAGAGGACAAAGCAAACAGAGATAAATTCGCTGCGCAGTTTGCCAGTTGGTACCCGTATTTTGATCGGGCTACTCCAAAAGAGTTTGTTGGATTTGTTTATGCCGATGGTTTGTTTTTTGAGCGTCCTGAACTAGACGACAAAGGTGTGTACAACTTTTGCCCCAACCCCAAGAGCCAAACGTGCTATCATGTAAAAGCTGATAGTGATCTGGGACGGCGCATCAGCAAAGCAGACATCATGGTGGTGGGGCACGGATTCTTCCCAGAGTACGGCATGCCGGATCAGGCACAGAAGCCCATGGACGACTTCAGCATGTTTAACAGCACACCAGAGCTTATAGTCATGGGTCCCATCTACAACACCAAACCAGTTACTGTGGAAATGCACAGACTGGACGATGCACAAGACTATGCCAACCGGCATGCTCGCAACATAGATGGTTTCCTTGAGGGCATAAAAGGATTGAGTGATCTCAAGGAAATTATTTACCGCTACGTTAACCAGAGTGCCAAAGCCAAGCAGTTGGATGACTTGAGCAGCCAGCACTTTTTCGACTGGATAGCAACCAGCAATGTAAGTGAAAACAAACAAGCCAAAATCGCTGAATTAAACTCAAAATATGGCAATGCCATAGACCAAATACTCACCCTGGTCAAGATGATCCAGGCGGTCAAAGATGAAGTTATCGACCAGGTTGAAGGACCGCAGGGCGATATCTGGGACACCCACGGTGAAGGCAGAGTGCGTTATGCTGGTGATGGCAAACAATTTGGGAACGTAAAATTTGTTCCCCGCAAACGGTGGACGCCATAATGAACGACATGAGAAAACTAATCAACCTGGTTGAGTCAAAACTATCTGAGGACTGGGGTCCTGATGATGCTGACTACTTGGATAAAGAGTTGCCCGATGAAGAAGAAAGTTTAGAGCAATGGAAAGATAATTACAACAAAGGCAACTACCCAGACTGGGATGGCGATTATCAAGAAGGTGGCTTGCCAGAAGTGGGCGATATGTACAAAGGCGGCATGGTACGCAATGTCATTGGCTTGACTGATGAGGGGATTAAAACTACCAGACCAGAGTGGATTGACCACTACAAGATTATTGTTAGTGGCGTACAAGGTTACGGCGGTGCGAACGGCGATCATCAGTATTTTGTTGACAAGACTGGACAGGAAATGAATGAAGATCGTTATGAACGAGCCGTAACCACTGGCCTAACATATAAAATACAACTTAGTGATGAAGCGTACCAGCAACTACGACGCGACGATATGCGAGGCAATGCACCTGTACAAAAGTTCAAGCAAGTTAACGGCTTTACGCACATTAAATCAAACAACCCGCAGACACTAGCCAAGTATTTGGAAAAAATTGATCCGGCACACGAAACATCCTGGACCGAAATACTAGACATGCAGCAGTTTGATGACGTCGGCAACGATGAAAACAAGCCAGTTGCTTATGCTGGTGGCGCCACTTTTGAAGAAGCAGAAGGCAGAGAAGACAAGCTGTACAGGGTTGGTTTCATTAGTAACTTCTACAGCGGACGCTACCATGACGTGGGCATTGATAGCATGTTCGTACTAGCATCTAGTCCCGAAGAAGCAAACAAAATCGCAGGTAGTAACTTGGACGCAGCACTAGCGCACTTCAAAGCCAAGCGTTACACTAAAGGCAATAGAACAGTACCAGCCGTATCGCCAAAAGAAACATTTATCAAGTTAGGCAGAAAAGATGCTAAAGAAACAGAGCAGCGAGCCCACAGTAAAGTATTAACACGTGATGGTACTGTTCGGCCAGTTAACTTAGATGAAGGCATGAACGAAGCCAAAGTTGCCATCCACCCTGTGACAGGCAAGCGTAAGCGTTTCCCAGATAGTGCTACCCGTGATCAAATCATGGCGTGGAAGAACAGCACACCTGAGCCCAAGAAAAAGAAGCGTAGCTTTAGCGACATGGCACCTGACGAGATTGACAGCCTGCCCACGAACACACGTTCCTTGGGTGACCAAGCTCGCATGGAAAAGATGCAAGATGACCTGGAAGAGCTCAGCAAGCAACAAGAAGATTACATGCAGAACTGGCGTGACTACGGTCTGGATAGTCCAGAGGCTGGTCAAGCTGCGGCGGAAGAACTACAACCTGAGATGGACAATCTCATGCGCAAGCTGGACCAGATGCAAGGCCTGGGTCACTTTCATGAAGGCGTTA